CAATAGGTGGAGAATCACAGTCAAATACAATTCAAACAGTTAGTGGTTTTGATGTCATAACAAATGTAACTCAAGATATTACAGAAATAACAAATATCACAAATGAAATAACAAATGTTACTAATGTCACTAATGTAACTAACGTAACTAATGTTAGTAGAGTTACTCAAGTTATTAGACAACCTTGGGAATGGAATGATGATGACCCATTAGCACAAACATTTGCTGTTAATGATGAAACTGGAATATTTGTAACTTCATGTGACATATATTTCCAACAAAAAGATGATGAAATTCCTGTTGAGTTTCAACTTCGCACAACAAAGTTAGGAACTCCTACTGAAACAATACTTCCATATACTCAAATATTTAAAAATCCAGATGAGGTATTCTTATCTGAAGATGGTAGTGTCCCAACTAGATTCACATTTAAATCACCAGTTTACTTAGAACCATTTACTGAATATTGTATAGTTCTTAAATCTCATGTAACTAACTACAAAGCATGGATTGCAAGATTAGGTGAAGCTGATGTTAGAACTTTAGGGACTGAAGCTGGTCAAGTATTAGTGTCTAAACAACCAACACTAGGATCACTATTTAAATCACAGAATGCTTCTGTGTGGACGCCAAGTCAGTATGAAGATTTGAAGTACGACTTGTATAGAGCAGACTTTAAGAGTACAGGTTCTGTATCTTTCTACAATCCTAAGTTACCAAAAAAATTAGAGGATTTACCTGACACTGGAATTACATTCAAACCAAATAAAGTAAGAGTTGGATTAGGTGTTACTTATGTTCAAACAGGATTACCTAGTGCTGCTGGAGTTCAACTTGAAGCACTTAAGGTTGGTAATACTGTATTCCAAGCAAGTAGTAATGCTGTTAGTTTTGAAAGTGTTCCAAATGGAACTTTAGTTGGATTTGCTGGATCACTTGCTACAGTTGGTGGAACTATGACAGGTGCTGGTCAGACTGGATTAACAGTAACTAACACTGGTATTGGATATACACCTTTAGGAAATTCAGTTCCTGATGGAGGTACATCATATGCAGATTTTGTTAACATACCACTTACTACTGTAACTGGATTAGGTCAAGATGCAAGAGGAACTGCTACTGTTCAAAATGGACAAATAATAAGACTTGCAATTACCTCTGGAGGTAAAGGATATACTGTTGGTGATGTTGTAACAGCATCACCTGGTGATGGTGCTGGTGAAGGTTTCAGAGCCACTGTGGGTGCAGATAATCTACATTCATTTAATGAATTAGTATTAACAGATGTTCAAGGTGACTTTGATACAAGTGCATCTGCTTATTCACTAAGATATGTTGATAATGCTCTTGGAATAGGAACTGTTATTAACTATGCTGGTTCAGCACCAATAGAAGTAAAACCAACATCAACTACAGTTTCAGATGGTGATGATGGACTTCATCTAAAAATTAGAATGAAGAACCATGGAATGTATAATTCAATCAATAAAGTTACATTAACTGATGTTGAAAGTGATTTAAACCCATCTACCATTACTCAAAGTTACAGTAGAACATCCACTGCTAATCTAGGTGTTTTAGTTGGATCAGGATATACTACATTTGAGGGATTAACTGTTGGTGCAGCACAAACAGGATATATTCGTATTGAAGATGAGATAATTGGATATACTGGTGTAAGTGGTAATACTTTAACTGGTATTACTAGAGGAATAGATAATTCTCCTCAAGAAGAGCATGATAATGGTGCTCAAGCATATAAGTATGAATTTGGTGGAATTTCATTAAGAAGAATCAACAAAACTCATGATTTAGGTAATGTTACTATTGCTAATGATCCATTAGGTGTAGATTTCTATCATGTTAAAATTAATCCAGCAGCAGATGGTCTTAATAGAAGTTCTGCTCAATGGGATCCAACTGATGCATCTACCAAGTTACCATTAAAGATTAGAACTTTAGGAAAAGGTGGTGGACCTGAAGCAAGGTCAACATATAATATTCCTTTCTCCTTGATGATACCTAAGTTTGAATTATTAAACCCACCAGGCACAACCATCTCTGCAAGAGCTAGGACTGTTACTGGAGGAACTGTAAATGGAAATGAGCCAGCATTTGTAGATCAAGGATTTACTGAAGTTAATATGCATGAACCAAATTACTTTGATTCAGTAAGACAAGTGGCATCTCAAGTAAATGAAGATGCATATCTAACATCTTTACCAGGAAATAAATCTTTATCCATGTTAATGGATATGACAGCTAGTGATAGAAGATTGAGTCCAATGATAAACTTAGATCATGCTGCTATTACATTTGTTAATAATAGAATTAACAAACCAATTGCTAATTATGAAGATGACTTTAGAGTTAATAATGTTATAGATGATCCTGATAGATTCTTCTATGTTACTAAGAATATAATTCTAGAAAATCCAGCAACTTCTTTAGAAGTTATTATAGATGGATATGTTCCTGATTTGTGTGATCTTAGAGTTTTCTATGCTATCAATCAAGACAAAAAATTAGATGATGTGATATTTACTCCATTCCCAGGTCATAAGAACTTGAATAATAATGGACAAATAATATCTCAAACTAAGAGTGATGGTTTATCTAACTTGAAAGTTCCAAAAGTAGATCAGTATGTTCAAACACCAACTGCAGATTTATTTAAAGAATATACATTCAGCACAGATGATTTATCACCATTTGCTCAGTTTAGAATTAAGATTGTAGGTACATCAACAAATGCTGCTGTTGTTCCTCAACTTAGAAACCTTCGTGCAACTGCACTTGCTTAATTATGCCTTTAATTCCTGTAGAAAATCATCCTGGCTTATTCAGAGATAGTATAACTAACGCTATTGTAAATAGAAGTAAGTCTGATTTTGATCATTATGATAAAACTAGAAGAAAGATTCTTTCTAAAGAACAAAGAATCAATAATCTAGAACAAAAGGTAGATAATTTATCAGATGATATTGGTGATATTAAATCAATGCTTCAATCCTTTTTAAAGAATAATGGCCAATAATACAATTACTTTTGATCCTGCATCTGGAGTTGCTTACAGTGCTAATTTAACAGTTAATACTGGAGCAAACTTCAAATCAACATTCAAGGTTATAAAACCAGATAAATCTGCTTTTAACTTTACTGGATATAGTGGATCATCTCAGATGGTTAAGTCTGTTGCAGTTGGTGCTACTAATCCAGCTACAGCATCATTTACAGTGGGATTTACCAGTGCTGCTGGTGGTGAATTTAATTTATCAATAGGTTCTACAACAACAAGAGCAATAAAACCAGGTAGATATGTATGGGATATGTTAGTTAGTTCAGGATCAACAATTTACAGATTAGCAGAAGGAAATGTATTGGTATTAGGAGGTATATCCTCTGCTCCATAAATAACTTAAAGGTAGTATTGTATAAATGGCTCAACCTGCTTCAAGACAAGATTTAATTGACTATGCATTAAGACAGAATGGAGCTCCTGTCTTAGAAATTAATGTCGCAGAAGAACAGTTACAAGATTTAATGGATGATGCTATTCAGTATTATCAAGAGAGACATTATGATGGTATAACTAAAGTATTTTTAAAATATAAAGTAACTCAAGAAGATATAGACAGAGGTAAAGTAAAAGATCCAGCTCAAGGTGGACAAACTGGTATTACTACCACAACTGCTACTACTTCTATTAATAGTGTATCAACAAGTTTTGATTACTATGAAAACAGTAATTACATACAACTTCCACCTAATATAATTGGTATTGAAAAGATATTCAGATTTGATAGTTCTCAAGGATTAAGCATGACTAACATGTTTAGTTTTAAATATCAGTTAGCTCTCAATGACATGTATAATTTTGGTAATTTTGAATTATTAGGATATGCAATGGCATTGACTCGTTTAGAAACTATTAATTTTCTTTTAAATACTCAAAAACAAGTTAGATTTAATATAAGACAAAATAGATTATATTTGGATATAGATTGGAATGAAATAAGTGCTAATGATTATTTAATTATAGATTGTTCATCTGCAATCAATCCTGATGATTTTACCAATGTCTATAATGATCCATTTTTAAAAAGATATCTATCAGCATTAGTTAAAAGACAATGGGGTTCTAATCTAATCAAATTTCAAGGTGTAAAATTACCTGGTGGAACTGAATTAAATGGTAGACAAATATATGATGATGGACAAAGAGAAATAGATGAAATAAGAGGACAAATGTTGAGCACCTATGAGATGCCACCTTTAGATTTCATAGGATAATGATATGGCACTTAACCCCTACTTCTTACAAGGATCTCCTGGTGAACAAAGTTTAGTTCAAGATCTTATTAATGAACAATTAAAAATTTATGGTGTTGATGTATATTATATTCCTAGAAGATACATTGCTAAGAATACTGTAATCAGAGAGGTTGTAGAATCTAAATTTGATAGTGCTTATCCCATTGAAGCATACATTGACAGTTATGAGGGATATGGTGGTCAAGGAACTTTATTATCAAAATTTGGAATACAGAATGTAGATGATTTAACTTTAATCATCTCAAGAGAAAGATATGAAAATTATATTACACCTTTAATTAAAGATGTTCCAAATATTGAATTAGCAACTAGACCTAAAGAGGGTGATTTAATTTATTTTCCATTAGGTGATAGATTGTTTGAAATTAAATATGTTGAGCATGAACAACCATTCTATCAACTCAAGAAAACAT